TTAAGTCCTTCATCTACTCTTTTTTCACCATCTCCTCTAATTGTTCCATCAGATAGTCCACCACCAGTTTTAGCAGTGCCATCCCCTCCTTCAAAACCATCTGTATATGGATTTGGTGCATAATTACCAGATCTTACACATGTTTTAAATGCTTCATTATCATCTGGAGCACAATTATTGATTGTGGATGTTGAACCTGGCACAACACCAACAGAACCCATAATAATGGGTTTTTGTCTATCATTATCTAAGAAAAATCCTGTTACCCAACAACCTGGTATTAGTTGAGGATGAGCTCCACCAATATTACCAGGCATAAAAGGAACATTAACTGGCATCATCACATTTGCCCAAGGCAATTTATCCGTATCAAGAATCTCCTTACTTTGAGGATGATCTCCTACGATTCTTACCTTATAACGGTATCCGCCTTTGTTGTTTTCTTCATCGCTGGCGGTTCCTTCCACTTGACCTATCCACCAAGAAAATCCGTCATTTCCGATTTTCTGAGTTGGCATTAGTCGTGATAATGCATCATCCATATTAGTCGTCGTATACTAAGCACTCTGGTTCATCAGGGTGCATATCACAAAATAGTTCTAGAGCATTAGGATCATGGTGATCTCCAGCTTCTATCTCTTCTTTATGATGTTCTGCATAAACTTCAAGTTCATGAAGTTCTTCCTTTGCATGTCTGCGTGCTGCAGGGTTTGCTAAAGGATCTTCTACGATCTTTTTATCTGTTTCAATGTGTTTTTCTATACTTTCCATAGTAGTACCTCCTTGATTTATTTATTACCATGATTAGAGGGAACTTCTTGAACACCATAAGAGTCCCTACACAATTCTAGCGTAGTTGTTAAAATTCCGCTTTCTGTATCAACAAAATTATATAATTGTTTTGTAGTTTTGACAAGATAGATTCCACTACTTTCTAGATCATATGGTTCTCTTTTTCTTAGATCATCTGCCAATTTACTTTGAATTCGGATATCAATTTTATCACCTGCACATATTTCTGGATTACCAGGAATATCAATAGTAAGTTCTTGATTAAATAATAATTCAGCTCTTGCTATTCCTTGTGTAGCATAATACTTTTGCCAGTCTGCAAATTTATTTGGATCTGTTGCCTTAGGATCTTCTGGATTAGCAATGGTTGGTTCATTGAACCATGATTCATGATCTAATAAAACAGACATGACTCTACTGGGAACTTCTGATAAATCACCTTTCTCATTAGAAGGAATTATTGCAACACTATCTTGATAACCTAAATGTGCCATGTTATCGTAACTATCTTTAATTTGATAAGTATATTCTTCGTACTGACCTGTAGATATGTTAAAGAAAATCATTAAAGAAGAATATTTTCCTTTACGCAAAGATGAAGCTATGTCAATTTCCGATGTAAATTTAGCACCTGAAATTAAAAATCTTTGGTCTCCAGATATTTCAGTATTTGCTATTTTTTCTACGTAAGGACCCCATGCTCGTGCCTGTAATCTTGGTTTTTCTTTTTTGTCACCTTTTTTCTTATCTTTAAATATGAACGTTCCATTCTCAGATGTATCACATAATGCATCAATAGAAAAGAAATTATATCCTCTACGTGTTTCCCAAAAAAGGAATCCAGCACTACCTTTTATTGGTTTGCTTTTTGAATTAGGTCTGTTTTGTCTATTCTCTTCATATTTTTTATATTTTTTTCCTGTGTAAGTAGTTTTTGAAGAAACACATCTTTTAATAAGAGTTGAGATAATACTAAATGGTCTGATTTTAGCAGGATTTAATTTGACCTCAAATCTAGATGGTTCTGAAAAAAATTCTTTTGATGAATTTAGATATTCTTTACCTAACATTTTTTCAACAATTGTCTCAGGATTTCCCTCAAGAGGATCTTGCACTCTAATACTTTCATTAATTAAAAATTCAGGTGAAGCTAATATTAAAGTATATAATTGCGTTTTGTTCTTTATATTTCTAAGTCCAATTTTAGAAACAACAAAACTATATTCAATTGGTATATCACTAAAAGTGGTTTTAAATTCCATCTCAATGGTTTCACCACCTTGAATAGGATATTCATTTATAAAGTTTTTTGAGTCACTTATAGATATGGTTCCACACATAAGTGGTGCTTCAATAGTTTCGTGTATACTAATACCAGCAACCATATCAGAACCCAATGATCTTGATTTTTTTCCATCTCTAGATATTACACATCTAGTCAGTCTTGCTTCAGAAGAGTGTTGTTCTGCCATTATTTACTCGCTAAACTGTAATCAACATTGAATGCTGTGAATGTATATGGGAATGCACCATTACCAACTTCTTCAGAACCACCACCATCACCACCAGCAGCAACAGTAGAATAGTTATTGATGATAGTAGGAGATACAAACAAACCTCCCATGCTTGTTTGTGCAGAACTACTATTCAATAAATTTGCCAGTTCATTTGAATTACTTGGATTACTAACTTGTGGATTAGGAAACACATCCATGATATCCCACCATTGATTTTTACCTTCATTAGATTTTTTCTCTCTGCCTTTTAAACCCTTAAATGGATTAAGATCACTGAAAACATCAGCAACTGTATCCTTCATACCACCAAATGCCGATAGTAGTCCTTCACCAAATTTCGTCCACCCACCCATGGTTTCATAATATGTTTTATGACCCATTGCTTGTAATTTAGTATCCTCACTTTCGTTATCCACTCTAGCTTGTAATGTACCTTCACCAAACATCTTAAATGTTTTTCTTCCCTGAGCTCCATCTAACGGGAAAACACCCTCTCTTTGTCCATATTCACTCATCATACCAAAGGTAGGTTTTGTAGTAATACCACCTTTTGCAAATGGAACTGCTCCAAAATCTCTAGCAAGCAAGAATCCATCAAGACCAAGTGATAGAGGAGAAGCACCTACAGCACCTAATAGACCAGAACTAAATTCTAAACCAGCTCCTAAAAAGTCTCCTTCCATCAAACGTTGAGCAGCAAAGATAGTACCAGCAATAGCACCAATAAGAGGTAATTTCTTCAAGAACATCTTACCAGCAGGATTTCTAACCAACATTCTAGTAAGAGCACTACCTCTTACTAAACCTTTTGGTTTAGTTCCAAAAATAAATCTTTTTAATAAATTTGGTTGAACACCTGCATCTGCAGCATTTGCAAGAGTCTTAGCAGTAGATAAACCATCGGTTGCAGTGTCAAGATTTTTAGCTTGTTTCATTACATCCATACTATTAACCGCAGCTCTCATACCATCATCACCAGATGTAACAAGATTTTCTGCAATTGAATAGGTTTTTTTAATATTCCTTATATTCTTTGCACCTCTCTCCGTAATATCAACAGCATCTCCAGTTCTGTTTAAAGTTTTTCCCGCAAAATCCACAATAGCATCTTTAGATCTACCTAGTTGCTTAATTATCTTTTTACCTGCGCCTGGTCTAGCGATAGTCCTACCTAGGTTGCTAAAAGTTCTTGCATTTTTTGTGACTTTTCCAGCACCTTGGGTCAATCGCTTAACCATGTTTCCCATGGCACCAGCACCAGATCCCATTTTTATCATATTTCTAGCACCTTGTGACAAATCCAAAAGTGGATCAGCATTTTTTGTCATCTTAAAGAAATCACCAGTTAATCTCAATGATTTACTAGCAGTGGTTGTACCTTTAAGAGCACTCCCACCAATTTTGTAAGCGGATCTATTAGTAAATAAATCAGCACCTCTTCTTACAGTGTCACCAACTAGATTTCCCTTTGTTGCACTACTAGCACCACCGCGTGGTGTAACATTGATCATTCCACGACCACTACCTCTACCAGATCCTCCTCCTAATAATCCTCTCTCTAATCCTCTCTCCTCTTTACCAGCACGCTGACGAGATGCCTCTCTCTGCATATGATTTAAGAACGCTTGCATAAATGCACCGTTCAATATTGATTGTTTTGCTACATCTTCTTGTGCTCTGGCAAGATCACCCATGCCAGAAGATAATGCATTCAATGATTGAGATATAGCTACTAATCCACTCTCTACACCACGAAGTCCTGCAGTCAATGCATTAGATAATGGACCTGAAGATAGTTCATTAGTTACGTTATAATCAAATCCACCACGAAATCTACTTTTAAAATCTCCTGCAGGATTAGTTCCAGCACCACCTACACCTAATCTGCCCTTGGTTCTGGCAATTCTATCTCCACCAAATCTTGAACCAAGGGCTCTCTTAAAAAAATATCCTTTACCTATTCCTGCTTCTGATAAAGATGTTCCACCCGCTTCTGCCTTTCCTTCTGCAAAGTTGCGTTCATCCGACGCCATATCGGAAGCTTCTTTAAGACGCCTTCCAATTTGACCTGCAATCATACCAAGATAATCTTTATTACCTGTGGTATCAATATATGATACAGTTGATGCTGCCATTACCTTTTTTGTTTTTCTTGTTCTTGTTTAACTTGTTCCAAGTACTGCATTAATAATGAAACATATACCTGTCTTTCAAAAGGAATCATGTTTTCAATTTCACTCAAACTATATTTATGGTGTTGCATTAAAGCGAAGTTAGTTTTGTAGTACCCCTCCAAAGTATTATGGAAGAGTGCTATCCGAAAAAACTTTGCAGTCCTCTCAGAGTGTATTCAGATTCAACACCAGTATTAGGATTAGTTAATTTGAATGAATATTCCAGTCTTGGAGCTGTTTCAAAGAATTCTTGTATTTTTTCTAATTGTGAATTTGTCAAACCTTCTACAAATTGAACAAATTCTTTTTTACTAGTGGTGGATTCATCATATACCTCTTCTCCTTCAAAAATTTGATCAATAGACTCTGCAATAACTTTAATTACGTCAAATTCTGTATTATTGGTAAATTGTCCTTGAACAAATCCATCAAAAGAAGGATATTTCATTATAACACCTAAAGTATCAGTTAACATGATTTTACTATCATGTCCTTTTGGAAAAATTACTTGAGCTTCAGTAATATTCAGATTATATTTAACTTGCGTTTTTTCATCGTCCTGACAAGTAATATTCATTTGAATAATTTCTCCAACAGAGACTGCACGAATATTGAGGAAAATATACTCTAAATCAAAAGATGCAAGATTTTCAAGTTTTATTCTTGTACTAATACAAGCTTTTAATAGTTCAAATACGGCGTTTTTAATATTTTTCTCGTTATCCGTCTCTAGTGCCATTAACAGGATTTTTTCTTCTTTTACTAGAAAAGGACGAAATTTAATTTTTTTCTTATTTGATGGAATTACCAAATCATAAGTTGGTAAGTCCATGGTTGGCAATGCCATAATATCTACTCCAAGGTCATATTTATATTTAGCGACTTTTTAAACAAAAAAATAGCGGAAAAAATTTTCCCGCTTTTATGGAATTGAAAAGTCAATTTTGACCACTAACCTATGACTTCTGCCTTTGTCCAATCAGTTGTACCATCTAGTTTAGTCGGTATACCAGATGGATCTGGTGGTTTTGAAAAAATTGCTTGATTAATATTGTTATGAATGATTGTATGTCTAGTGTAATAGAACTGTGCTGTTACTTTTGTTATTAAAGTAGATCCAAATTGTAATGGAACTGCATCAATGGCAAACGGCCACGCTCTTTCTAAGTTGTACGTTATTGATGGTCTTTTTCCATCTGTGCTATCAGGACCTAACTCAGTTTTCGTAATTTTAATTGTTTTACAATAACTTTTTGGAAGTCGTAATTTGTTAGTTCTATTTGATCTCAATGTATCGGCAGGTTGATCACTATACAAACCTATGTTTGAAAAAGGTATTTCACCAAAAATACTACCATACCAATCATTTAGATACTTCAATGGTGTCATATTAGCATCACACTGGAATCCAAGTTGAACTTCTGTGAAAACACGGGTGTGTGGATAGTTTACTTGACCTTCACCAGTGTATCTTCCTTCAATAGTTCCAGTTGCTGCATTAACATTTGGTAACTGTGCTTCATCACATAAAAACTCAAATATATTATTTTGAGCAGGTCTGCCATCATTTTCTATAATCTCCACCACAAAATGATTTGCATATGACATACCGCCATTTGCGTTCATTGTAGCTAAGAAAGTATTAATAGACACGCTAAATAAATATGTTGGATTATTTGTATTTATGGCATACTCTGGGTATTTTAAACCTAAGAACCCAAAAAAGTATCGTGGCAACCCGACAAATATTGTTTATAGATCACTATGGGAACGAAAGTTCATGGTTTTCTGTGACAATAACCCGTCTATATTAAAGTGGGGAAGTGAAGAAATTATTATACCATACAGAGCACCTGATGGTAAAATAAGAAGATACTATCCAGATTTTTGGATTAAAGTTCTTGAAAAATCTGATAAGATCACGAAGTATATTATTGAAGTAAAACCCAAAAAACAAACACAACCACCGAATGTTAAAAATAAAAAAACCGCTGCCTACCGTAATGCTGCATTAACATACGCAAAGAACCAAACTAAATGGTCTGCTGCTCGTGAGTATTGTGAAGACAGGCAGATGAACTTCTTAATACTAACCGAGGATCATTTAGGAGTATGAAACAATGGCAACAACACTATTTGAAAAAATTAGTGCTAAAACTGCAGGAGAAAAAAAATCACTAGCGTGGTATCGTTCCGCAGTAAAAGCAGAAGCTAGTTCATATAATAAAAATTTTAATAAGTATATCTTAAAAGAAAAGAGTGACAACATTGGTGCTGTAGAAGAGCAAGATGCCAATGAACTTCGTAGATATACTGTTCAAGGTCACATGTACATGTTTGAATACAAGGCAAAGATGAAGCACTTGCCTTACTTTGATAAGTTTCCACTTGTATATGTTTTAAAGTCAAGTAGAAATGAGTTCTGGGGACTCAACCTACATTACTTGACACCAAAGAGAAGAATTCAAGCTACTAAAAAATTATTACAAGGTAGAATTGACTTTCCTAAGAAGTGCTTCCATAAATACCTACAGCCTCATGTTGAAGGTTTGTTATTAGATCTAGCTGCAAGTGAATGGGATACTGCTATCCTTCTCCCTACAGAAGATTTTGTGAAAGAAATTAATGGTTTATCATTTTCTATTAAAAAAGAAGATGTCTGGGCAGAAACCAATGAGACCTTCTACGATAAAATCAGAGGACAAAGAATTGTCCGAGGTTATGGCACTACACAATCTAGAGAGATGGCAACCTAATGGCATTAGAAATAAAAGATGTTGAATACCTAGGTATTGATGGAATGGTAAGATGGTATTGGGATCCAGTAGGTCAAAAATACTATCAAAGTTATATGAATGCTGGTTGGAACTCATCCACTCTTTATGAAGTAAAAAATGAATCAGATCTTGGGAAATTAAAAGTAGATTACCCTAGAGGAGATAATGCCTTTGATGATTCAGATTACGATCCTAAATTAGAAATTAAATCATATAGTGATTATGGTGCTGCTGTAGGTGCTGAAGGAACTTCACTTAGATTTCCTAATGATATGTTAATTGACGAAGGTGAGGATTTTGTAATGTTTGATTTCTATGATTACAGACCACCATTTAAAGGAAAACAATATGGTGGTGAAGGACAGGAAGTACTTAATCAAAGCTTATCACAATATAATGCCAGTGGATATGCAAATGAATACTTTAAAGATAAAAAGTATAAACAGATCCTCTTGTATATGCCACAAGATGTGCAAGATGCTTTTTCTGCGAAGTGGCAAGGTAAAAAGTTTGGAGCTATAACAACTGGGGTAATAGCAGCTGCTGGTCAAGGTCAGCGAGGTAAGAAATTACAAAATGTAATTGATTCTGCACTTGATACATTTGATAGAGGAGGAGCAAATGCAGCTGCAGGACTTATTACTGGTCTTGCTAACAAAATAACAGGAGATACAATCAGTGCAGGTGATGTTTTTGGTGGTATCTCTGGAGTTGCAAGAAACCCTAACGTAGAAGTTCTATTTCAGAGCATGGAACTAAGAACGTTTGATCTTACATTTAAGATGGCACCATATGATGAAATGGATGTTGCAAATATGAATAATATAATTAAAATATTTAAAAAAGCAATGTTACCTCAGTACAAACTGGGTGAAGGTGTTAAGGTTTTTGGTATGGAAAATGATGCACTAGAGGCTGGATTCATTCAAGTTCCTAAAGTATGTGCTGTTAATTTTATGAGAGGTTCTGCTAGAAATAGTTACCTTCCTAGATATAAGATGTGTGCTATTACAGATGTCAATGTAAACTATACTCCTGACAATGTTTATGCGACATTCAATCAGAGTAGTCCAGTGGCAACAGAATTAAAAATTAGTTTCATGGAGACAAAACTTGTATTCTCAGAAGACATAGAAGAAAGAGGTTTCTAATGTATTTTTCCTTACTACCAAACATAGAATATGATGAGAAACCAATTAGTTATCCTTTCTCAGAATCTGATTTTGTTGTCGCGAAAAATTTCTTTCGTAGATACAAAATAAATGATGACATCTTTTCATATGCTGTTTTCTTTAGTAAGTACGCAATTGTAGATGGAGAACGTCCTGACAGTCTAGCACTCAAAGCATACGGAGATCCATTTTATGATTGGGTTATCTTATTGACAAATAATATGGTCAATGCACAGTATGACTGGCCGATGACTAACTATGAGATTGGTAAGGTTTTAGAGTCAGAATATGATGATGCATATAATGAAATTCATCACTATGAAACAATAAAAATTGGTCAGTATGCTGCTGGTCTTCGTGTTGATGAAGCATTCTACAATGCACAACACAAAGTTAATATAGATGGTGCAGTATCAATAAAAAATGGTAGTGAGATTTGCGGTCCTGTTAAAGTTGCAGAGCATTTTTATAGAGAGAATGAAAAGAAGAGAGAAATATATTTACTCAAACCTACTTACTTCCAGTCATTTGTAGATGACTTTAGGAGAAAGAATTTATATAAAAAAGACGCCAACTATATTAGTCAGCGTCTTAAGAAAACTGGTTGACTTTTTCGGGTAAAAATTTGCCCGAATTTTTTTTGCAGTTTTATGGAATTTACTTTCCGATTTTGTCAACAGCTGCTCTTGCCTTCTCAAGAATGTCACCTTTAAGAGGAACGAATCCTAGTTTAGGTGCTTTATCTTGATACTCGTCACTCAATAGAGTTGATAGAGATGTTTTGATTGCTTTAGTATTTCTACCATTGCCTTCTTCATAAGCAAGTATCCAT